TTGCGCTGGCCGATCACCTGCCGGCATGGAAGGACAGCTATCGCATCGACGTGAACGCCGACACCGTGATTATTCACAGCGTCGCCAACGGGATGCATGCCGCCTACAACAACGTGGTGAAGGGCGCGGGCTACCACATCATCACTGGGCACACGCACCGCCTGCAATGCGTCCAGTTCCGAGGGTTCGGGAAACTGCGCTACGGCATCGAGACGGGCATGCTGGCCGATCCCGAGCAAGACGAGTTCCATTACCTGACCGGGCGCAACGCGAACTGGCAGAGCGGATTCGCCGTGCTGACGTGGCGCGATGGCGAATTGCTGCACCCTGAGTTCTGCTCGGTGCGGGATGACGGCAAGGCGTACTTTCGCGGACAGAGGATGGCATGAGTCGCATCGACCCGCACGTCGACATCGACACGCTATGCGACGCGCTGGCTGTCGCAATGAGCCACATGTACGCAACAGGCGCGATCGACATGGGCGAGGACGCAGCGAGGCAGATAGCAGCCCGCACGGACTGTTACGAAGACGACCAACTGATCGACCTGTTCGAAGCCGCAGCCAAGATCATGGCGCGCGGCAGGGCAGCGCACTAAGACATCACCCCAGGCGCAGGTGGGACAACAGCGTCAGCCGCACAGGTCGAGGAAGCGATCACTCCGCCCGCAAGGGAACTCTGGTCGCGCCGGGTGCGGCAACCCCTCTCAATCACACGGAGCACTCATGGGCTGGATTCTCTTGATATTCATGCACGCCGGGATGATGTCGCATAACGACGACGTATCGATCACGACCGCGCGCTTCTACAGCCAGAACGCATGCCAGGCAGCAGGGAAAGAGATCGCTAGTCTGGCGGGCCCGACGGTTCAGGCGGCGAAGTTCGTCTGCATCCACGACGAAGGCAAGTAACCGTTTCGCGCGCTCCGCTCCGCGTAGGTCAGCTACGCAGAACACAGACAGGGCGTGAGCGCGCACCTAACACGAGAGACAAATGGCTAGACCAAGCAGTTACAGGGCAGAGTACGCCGAGCAAGCGCGGAAACTCTGCCTGCTTGGTGCCACAGACAAGGAGCTCGCTGACTTCTTCGGCGTGACCGAGCAGACCATCAATGGGTGGAAAACGGCGCACAAGGAGTTTTTTGAGTCCATAAAAAAGGGAAAGATGCAGGCGGATTCCGACGTCGCTGATCGGCTGTATCAGCGCGCAATGGGATACGAGCACCCCGAGATCGATCTTCGCGTCGTCAATGGCGAGATCGTCGAGACGCCAATCAAGAAGATATACGCGCCGGATACGACGGCTGCGATCTTCTGGCTGAAGAACAGGCAGCGCAAGCATTGGCGCGACAAGGTGGATCAGGAGATTACCGGCGCCGACGGTGGTCCGGTTGCCTTCACCAAGATAGAGCGAACCATTGTCAGTCCTCCAGATTCCGACACCTGAAGTCTTCGTGCCGCTGCTGGCCGATGCTGCGCCAGATGGTCGGCCGGCTCGCTACAAGGCGGCGCACGGCGGTCGCGGCTCCGGGAAGTCTCACTTCTTCGGTGACTTGTGGCTCGACGAGAACGTGAGCGGGAAATATGACTTCGTTTGCCTGCGCGAAACGCTCAAGTCGCTTGAGTTCTCTGTCAAGAAGCTGCTCGAAGGGAAGATTGCGCAGTTCAATGCGGGCGCGTATTTCGACGTGCAAGACCGGCGCATTCTGTCGAAAGCCGGTGGCGTGACGATCTTTGAGGGTATGCAAAACCACACAGCAGAGTCGATCAAGTCGCTTGAGGGATTTGACCGTGCGTGGTTCGAGGAAGCGCAGAACGCCAGCGAGAAAAGCCTGACGATGCTGCGTCCGACGATCCGTAAGCCGGGTTCGCAACTGTGGTTCGGCTGGAACCCTGACAAGGATACCGATCCTGTCGACGTGCTGTTGCGGGGCTCTGAGTTGCCGCCCGGCGCCATCGTCGTGCAAGCGAACTACATGGACAATCCGTGGCTCCCGCAAGAGCTGCGCGACGAAATGGAGTACGACAAGCGGCGCGATCCAGACAAGTACGCGCACGTGTGGCTTGGTCAATACCGCCAGAACAGCGAAGCGCGCGTGTTCAAGAACTGGCGCATCGAGGAATTCGAACGGCCGGCAGGAACGATTCACCGGCTCGGCGCGGATTGGGGCTTCTCTGTCGATCCGTCGGTGCTGATCCGCTGCGACATCGAGGGCAACCGCCTGTATGTCGACTACGAGGCGTACATGGTCGGCTGCGAGATCGTGAACCTGCCCGAACTGTTCATGGGCGTTCCCGACGCCGAGAAATGGCCTATCACGGCTGACTCGGCGCGGCCGGAAACGATCAGCCACATGCAGAAGAACGGCTTCCCGAAGATCCGGCCAGCCATCAAGGGTGCGAAATCGCTCGAGGAAGGCGTCGAGTTCCTGAAGTCGTTCGACATCATCGTTCATCCGCGCTGCAAGCACCTGATCGACGAACTGACGCTCTACAAGTACAAGGAAGACCCGCTGACGGGCGCCATCCTGCCGATTCTCGAAGACAAGGACAACCACGTCATCGACGCGCTGCGATACGCCTGCGAGGGCGCACGACGCGCCGGCAAGGCTCCGAAACCACAGAAACCTATTGTCCGTCGCACGATTGTCGGTGCTGGCGGCTGGCTCGCATAAATGGCACGCAAAAAGCAGGAAGACCCGAAGGCAAAGATTGTCGCTGAGGCGAAAGAGCGTTTCGCACGCTGCGAGGAACACGAAAGCGAGTTCCGCAAGCGCTTCGTCGAAGACCTGAAGTTTGCCAATGGCGACAGCGACAACGGCTGGCAATGGCCCGATCAGATCCGCAATGCGCGCGATGGCGACAGCCGTCCCTGCCTGACGATCAACAAGACGCGCCAGCACAACCTGCAGATCATCAACGATGCGAAACAGAACAAGCCGAGCGTCAAGACATTGCCGGTCGACGGTGACGCTGATATTGAGATTGCCAAGATTCTCGATGGCATTGTTCGTCACATCGAGTACAACAGCCACGCTGAAATTGTTTACGACACTGCCACTGAATTCGCCGTCCAAGCTGGCATTGGGTATTGGCGCGTTGTGTGTGAGTACGCTCACGATGGATCTTTTGACCAAGAGATCTTCCTGCGTCGCGTCAAGAACCCGCTGACGGTCTATCTGGATTGCGACATCGAGTCGGCCGACGGCTCGGATGCTAAGTACGGCTTCGTCTTCGAGGACATGTCGAAGACGGAGTTTGAGGCGACCTATCCGGGCGAGGAAGCGCGCAGCGTGGCGTTTGGTGACGACGCGACCGGGAGCGCCTGGCTTTCGAAGGACAAGATTCGAGTCTGCGAATACTTCCGCAAGACGACGAAGACTGACACGCTTATCAACCATCCGGTCAACGGCCCGATGATGCTGTCGGACGTCCAAGACCCAAAAGAGCGTGCGGTCATCGAGAGCGATCCGAGCGTGCAGAAGCGCCCGGTGAGCTCGCCGCAGATCACCTGGTATCTGATCGCTGGCGATACGGTCATCGACGAAAAGCCGTGGGCGGGGCGCTATATCCCGATCGTGCGCGTGATTGGCGAGGAAATCGTCATCGACGGCAAGGTCGAGCGCAAGGGCCACACGCGCAGCATGAAAGACGCGCAGCGCATGTACAACTACATGTCGTCGGCGCAGGTCGAGTACATCGCGCTCCAGACCAAGACGCCATTCGTCGGCCCGATCGAGGCATTCGAGGGATTCGAATCCGAGTGGGCGAACGCGAACAAAGACAACCTGCCGTATCTGCCCTACAACGGGATGCGAGAGGACGGCTCACCCATTGAGCGTCCGCAGCGCGAGCAGCCTCCTGTAGGCGCTTCTGCGTACCTGCAAGGCATGCAGACGGCGCAGCAAGAGCTAATGATGGCGTCCGGCCAGTATCAAGAGCAGTTCGGCCAGCAATCGAACGCTCAAGCAGGCGTGGCGATTCAGGCTCGCCAGCGGCAGGGCGATCGTGCGACGTATCACTTTATCGACAACGTTGCGCGCGCCATTCGCTTCACTGGACGCGTGCTGATTGACCTGATCCCGAAGATTTACGACACGGCGCGTGTGGTGCGCATCGTGGGCGAGGATGGGACAGAGACGTTCGCCAAGGTCGATCCGGACCAGCAGCAGCCGCTTACGGAGCAGCCGCATCCGACGATCGCTGACGAAGTGCAGGTGATCTTCAATCCTGGCATCGGGCGTTACGACGTGACGGTCGAAGTCGGCCCGAACTACGA